CCGAAACAGTTAAATTATTCATTGAAGGTGAAGTACCATTTGGATAAATTTGAGAGCCTTTAGGTACATTCAACCATTCTGGTCCTCTTTCACCTACTAATGATAAACCTCCGGGATGATTCCAAGTTCCATTGGCATAACCTTTAATTCCAACGAAACTTCTTAAATCACTTAAAGATTTAACAGCCATTCCTGAACCAGGAGCAATAGTATTTAATATTGTAAATATTGCAGCCTTAGCAATTAACTGCATTGCAAGTTGTTCTAGAGATTGTATCAAAGAATCTACCATACCCTTAAAACCTCCCTTTATATTCATAAACATATCCGTAAATGAGTCCTCAACACCTTGAACAAGAGGTGATAATCGATTTAAACCTTCTGTTAATTTTTGGATATTTTCTAATGTATCAGGAGCACCTGTTAAATTTGTTCCACCTCTAGCCATTCCTCCACCTTTAATTCCTTTTTCAGTTAACAAAACACTTTGAGGAATTTGATTTGACTCCTGTATCTGGTCTGCTATTTTTGTATTAGCATCTTTCAACTTTTGTAATGCTTCCGCTTGGTCTTTTATTGCTTTTAATTTAAGTTCCTCTGCTTTGAGGGCTCTTTCTGCTGCTGCTGCTGATTTGTTTTGAATCATTTCTTCTTTCAACATATAGACAGCATCTTGCTTTTTTACTTCAGCTTTTTCCTGCTCTTTATCTAAAATAAAGACTTCCAATTCCGCAGTTTTACCTTGCAATGACAATAATTGTGATGTTCTTTGAATATCATCATCTATATCAGCAATTTTCTCTTTCTGCATTGTGCTTGCAATTTGAGTAAAATCAGCAGTTGCCTTTTCCTTTTCAGCTATTGATGTATTTTTACTAAGTATGACAGTTTTAAGTCTAATCATCTTTTCTTGGTCTTCAGTCCACTTAGCTTCTAATTTTCTGTCTTCAATTGCATCCTTTGCATCAGCAAGTAGAAGGTCTTTGAATTTTAATTCAAGGTCAATTTTTGCTTGTCTACCTCTAAGGTCATCTCTTGTCGATTTGTTAATTTCTAATTGAGCTTTTGCAGACTGATATTCAGCAAATACAGTTGCTCGTTCTGTTTCAAGTATTTTCTTCTTATTTACATCAGTTTCTTTATCAATCTGTCCTTGTAAGTAACCTAATCGAACAAAATCTTGAGTCATAACAGATTGGTCAACTCTAACTCCTCCTCTTGCAATCTTTCTAGTGTCTTTACGTAAATCTTGAGCCTGCTCGTTAAATCCTAAAGTACCCATCTTAATTTTTGAAGCAGATTTAAGATATAAATCCATATTCTCGCCCGCCTCTTTCCAAGCTTTCGATATAAGAGCAACCGCAGCAGTAACTAAAGCAATAGGTCCCCCAGCAGTTGCTAATGATGTAAGTCCCGATGTTATATTACCAACAACACCGCCAACTGCATCACCCATACTTTCAAATACAGTTGATGTATCATTTATTGTTTTCTTTGTATCTTTTGAAAAGTTTGTGAATTGGCCTTTGGCTTTAGCCAAATCACTGGCAAGTTTGTTACTCTTTGCTCCAATTACTACATTTAATCCGCCTTCTGCCATATCATACTATTATTTTATAGAGTATATATTCATACAAAAGGCAGTCTTAATTTTGACTGCCTTTGCATAACATTTTATCATAATTTAACCAATCTTCTTCAGTCATTACTCTTACCTCTTTAACAGTTACTTTATCATTATAGAATGGCCAAAATTCTTCAGGAGTTCTATAATCAAAGTTACTTGACATTGTAGTCCAACGAATTTGTTGCCACAACTTCATTCTCTCAAACCTCTCAGTTTCTTCTCGTTCCTTTCTGTAATCTGTTAAAGCAAAATCAAACTCAATTGGAGTTAAACGATAAAAGTCTTCTCTGGATAATTTTAATTTTGAAATTGCAATACCACAAAGTTCATTTAGGTCTATTTTTTTTTAGCCTTCTTCTCGTCAACTTCTTTAGTATCTGGAAAGAACTTTGCAATTATTTGGAAAAATGTTTCATATGTCTTGTTATCCCTTAAAAGCATTCGCATATCTTCTCTTTTAATAGTCATCTCTTTCTTTGCTTCTAAGTGTCCTTCTTCGAGGGAATACCATAAAAGAGGTTCAACTAAATAGAGCATATGAACAAGACTACCTATAATGTCAAATGAATATCCTGTTTCTTTTTGGAAATATCCGATAACGTTAAAGTTTACAATTACAGGGTACTTTACCCCGTTAATTTCAATAGATTCAACCATAGGTTTAGTGTTATTTTATTATGATGTTTTCTTGTTAAGACTTCCGGTTACTTTAAGTTTACCCGAATAAGTAACTTTATCGTTTCCGCTTCCTTTTACAGATAAACCATAAAGTAATGCACTGGCATCCCAATAATTATTTCCAGAAAAAGCAGGTTTAACTGCAAAGTTAATTGGGGTGTCAACTGTAAGAAAGTTGTTCATTACATATTCATAACCTCTTGAAGCATCACCTACTGTACGTGATACAAGACCAGAAAAATTGAATTCATAAGTGTGGTCACCTGACATAAATTCTTTTCTTCCGCCTGAACCCATTGTGGTAATATCGATAGTTTCTTTATCTAATGAAAAATCCCAATCAGTAGTTAATCCTAAAGTTGAGGCATCAAATATTACAAGTTCTTGATTGTTTAAAATTGGTGTTGGCATATCATCTAATTTATTTTATTTATAGTTTATATATTCATTTAATTTTGGAATGTAATTGAGTACTCGATGTAATCTTCATATATATCAATATTATCAACCATTTGATTGCTGTGTGCGTGTCTCAAGTATGATATATCTATAATATTATTGCTCGTATACCTTGTTAAATAGGTGTTTACAGCCTTAGCAATATTTGCTCTGTTTAAAGAATCAGGCGATACCACCTTAACATAAAATGTATAGGTTGAACATATATTTTTTTGACCCATTACATCAGTTTGTTCAATCTGTTCGTAATTGTAAACTATGTGATTCTTTTTTAACGGAAACTCTGGTGCTAACAATTCAAAGTAAATATCTCCGTCAACTAGTTTATTTAGTGATGTATCACTGATCATTATTGTAGGTATAAGAAATTCAAAATCCATATTCTTTATTTATATTTTTTTAAAAGCCTATCCAATTCAATGTCAATCTCTTTTGCCATTTCATCTTGAATCCATTTTGTCATTGGTGGAATATTTTTGTTAATGTTAGGTTGAACTTCATTTTTCCCATCTATAGCGCCTCTATTGTAACCTTTTTTAGTTGTTCTTCGTTTTGTTCCAAGATCCACCCATCTTACTATTACCCCAGGCGGCACTGCGTTGTTAATCCTGCCTTTTACCATAACTCCAGCTACAACCATTGACTTATCATATCTACTATTGACAACACCTAATGACTTTTTTAATCTTGGAGAATACGATAAAGCAGTTCTTAACTCATTTACAATAAATCTTCTACCTGCCCTGAACAAAACTTTTCTAATTATCTTCTGTTGAACAATTGCAGGTAATTCATTCATAGCATTTAGAATACTATCCATCCCTTCTATTTCAGTTGTCTGTCTTTCCATAACCGTTAACTTTCAGGTTGTCCGTCTTCGTTAAAACCTACCGTTGTTATCTTGAAACCTTCCTTAAATCCTATTTCCTGAATTTGTATAATCTTGTAGTAGTTCCCGTTATAGTTTATTCTGTATTTATTGTTAAGTATTTTAGTTTTACTGTTATAGTTTATTTCAAACACTGTTGGATATATCATTATTTGTCCCTCTGGGGTGAATCGTGTGTCACCAGATGAAACATAAACCTTTGAATAAGGAGATATATATTCACTCCAAGTAATCACTGGACCACCAACAGAATTCTTTCCCGGGGTTCCTATTTCAATGATTATTCTTCTATTTAATTGACCCGTTAATAACATTTTACAATAATTTATATTGTTGACACATAGATTCCCAAGTTGATTCATATTTGCTAAAGTTGTCTATGTATGAGTTTCTTTGTTTGCGATATATATCACAAGTTTTTACAAGAATCGCTAAATACAATGCCCTAGGCAATTCACTAAGTTTAGTCCATCCAGTAGTAAAATTTATTGTCATTGTTTTACAAGAAATCGCAGAGTCAAACACAATCTTAAATTCACT